GGGTGGAAACTCAGCCGAATTCTCTGGATGGATTGACACAGGAAGTTATATTCTAAATGCCGTTCTTAGTGGATCTATTTACGGTGGTGTTCCAAATAATAAGATTACCGCATTTGCTGGAGAAGCAGCAACAGGTAAAACATTCTTCGTTTTAGGTCTTGTTAGAAAGTTTTTAGAAGACAATAAAAACGCTGCTGTATTTTATTACGATACAGAAGCCGCAGTTACTCGTGAAATGATGGAATCTCGCGGAATTGATGTTAAGCGTGTTATCATTGTAGAACCAGAAACAATTCAAGATTTCAGACGCCATGCTCTTAATGTTCTTGATAAGTATATTAAGGAAAATGAAAAGGATCGGCCACCGATGATGCTTGTTCTTGATTCTTTGGCTCAACTAACGTCAATCAAAGAATTAACAGACAGCACTGAAGGTAAAGATACGCGAGACATGACTAAGGCTCAGTTGCTTAAGGCAACATTTAGAGCATTAAATCTAAGACTTGCAAAGGCAAGAGTTCCGCTTCTGATTACAAATCATGTCTATGATGTAATTGGCTCATATGTTCCAACAAAAGAAATGGGTGGTGGTAGTGGACTAAAATATGCCGCATCACAAATTATCTTTCTATCAAAGAAGAAAGATAGAGACGGAAATGATGTTGTAGGAAATATCATTCATTGTAAGATGACGAAAAGCCGTTTTACAAAAGAAAATAAAATGGTTGATGTGAGACTGTCTTATACAACAGGCCTTGATCGCCATTATGGACTTCTTGATCTGGCAGAAAAGTATGGTGTCATTAAGAAAGTATCAACGCGATATGAAATGCCAGATGGATCAAAGGTCTTTGGAAAAGCCATCAATGAAAATCCAGAAGAATATTTCACTGATGATCTATTAAATAAGCTTGAAGAGTGTTGTGCTAAAGAATTTAAATATGGAATGATAGGTATTGAAGAAAAGGAAGAGGACGATGAAGGGAACGATTGACGCGGAACTTATGCTTCCACTTTATAAATTTCTTGGAGAAAATTCTTCAACGCAAGAATATGAAGATATTGTTATCTCTGATGGAAAATATAAAGACTTGACTTTTCATTACAATACCATTAAACTTGATAGAATAACAGATGATGAAGAAGGTGTATTATCTTTTCAATATACTATCGTGAATAATCCATCAAATATTGATTTTGAAATAACTGAAAATCAAAAAGGATTAGAGGATACGATAGCCGCTATTCTATATGATATTGTAGGAAACTCAGCAGGGAAAATAGGTAAAATAGAAGATGCTGGAACGAATTATCCTGAAGAATCTCTCGGTTAATGAAAACTATTTAAGAAAGGTTATTCCGTTTGTTCAACCGGAATATTTTCAAGACTCTGCGGAAAAAATAGTATTTAAATCAATCGTAAGTTTCGTTCAAAAATATAACTCTCTTCCAACTAAGGAAGCACTTGAACTTGACATATCAGAACAAACAGGACTTGGTGAAGAAGATCATAAGCGTGCGGTAGCAATTGTTCGTGATATTAATAATGTAGAAGAAAATGATCTTCAATGGTTACTTGATGAAACAGAAAAATTCTGTCAAGACAAAGCCATTCAAAATGCTATTATGGACAGTATCCATATCCTTGAAGGAAAACATAAATCTAAAACAAAAAACAATATTCCAGAAATATTGAGTGACGCACTGGGTATCAGTTTTGATTCCAATATTGGTCACGACTTTATTGAAAATTATGAAGAGCGATATGAATACTATCATCGTGTAGAAGAAAAAGTTCCGTTTGATATTGAACTCTTAAATAAAATAACAAGAGGTGGAGTTTCAAAAAAATCTCTAAGCATAATTCTGGCTGGTACTGGTGTCGGTAAAACTCTTGCGATGACACATTTCGCAGCAGCAAATCTTTCAATGGGTAAGAATGTTCTTTACATTACACTTGAAATGGCCGAAGAAAAGATTGCTGAAAGAATTGATGCTAATCTATTGAATATCACAATTCCAGATTTGACAGTATTGCCAAGAGATTTGTATGAGCGCAAAATCTCAAAGCTTAGAGAAAATACTCAAGGAAAACTTATCATAAAAGAATATCCAACTGCGACAGCGCATGTTGGTCATTTTAGACACTTGCTTAATGAATTAAATCTGAAAAAGAATTTTATACCAGATATCATCTATATTGATTATCTCAATATCTGTATGTCATCAAGAATTAAACAAGGATCAAATGTAAACTCATATACCTATATTAAATCTATTGCGGAAGAACTCCGAGGAATGTCTGTTGAGAAAAATGTTCCTATAATTTCTGCGACACAAACAACACGATCTGGCTATACAAATAGTGATCCTGGTTTGGAAGATACCTCAGAATCTTTCGGTCTTCCCGCAACGGCTGACTTTATGATTGCTATGGTTAGAAGCGAAGAATTGGACGATCTAAATCAGATTTTGATAAAACAATTGAAAAATAGATATTCCGATCCTTCCATAAACAAGCGATTTGTCATTGGAGTTGATAGAACTAAAATGCGCTTATATGATTGCGAACAAAGCGCCCAAAGTGACGTTTCGGAAGATAAACCTCTTATGGATAAAACTGGATTTGGAAAACGTCAAAATGAAGAGGATCAAATGGAATGGGCCACTAGGACTATGGGAAGAAAGGACTTTTCCAAATTGAATTTTGAATAAATAGTGTTGACAAGCTTACTTTTCTAATCTATAATAGAATTACGAGGAAAAAGTATGCCAAGACAAACACTATCTGATTATGCTATAGGATATGATTCCGCCTGTTTGATTACAACAAAGGGCGGTAGTATCAAACAAAAAAGACTTGTTAACGATGTCATATTTTGGACATTATCTAAACTTTTATCCAAAAAATTAACCGACAACATATACATTGAGATTGTTCTTCAAAAACGATTTTACAAAGACTATGGATGTGTTATGTGGGAAGACAACAATATCAATCCTCGCGATTTTGTGATGGAACTTAATACTGGTATATCAGATAGACAACTGGTGTCCACGACAATCCACGAATGCGTTCATATAAAGCAATTTGCTTTAGGAGAACTAAAAGACTATGTAAGAAAGCCTGACTATTCTGTTTGGAAAAATAAAATGTATAAAGTTGCTGGTAAAGACAGCATTGAATATCAGGATCATCCGTGGGAAAAAGAAGCATATCGTCTTGAGAGAAAACTTTTTAGATTATTAAAAAAAGAACTTGATATAAGGTTTACTCGCAAAGGCGATATCATATGAACATAGAAATCTACAGCAAAGTTGATTGTCCGTATTGTGTTCGTGCTAAAAATTTGTTTAGAACTCTAATGCTGGAATATAAAGAATATATTGTTCCAACTGATATCAGCAGAGAAGAATTTTTACAGAAATTCAAACCAGCCAAAACTGTTCCTCAAATTATTGTTGACGGAGAGCATATTGGTGGTTATAATGATCTTATCAAAGATTATCGTTTTAATCTTTTGATTACGAATCCGATTAAGGCTGACGAGTGAAGGAGGTGTATAATACTTCGTCAGTCAATGGGGGGCTTCGGCCCCCCATTACATTTATAAATAGTGCGTCATGTTAAAATTTAAAACATTCAATATCCAAGAAACTAAAATAAGCTTAGAGTATCACGACGAGCTTAATCCAAAACTATGGGATGGTGATAAACTTAAGCCAGAGATAAGAGAAAAGCTATTGAAGTTTGGAGATGCTTGGGCCGAATTTGCTAAACTGGACAAATCAAGCATTCAAGATATAATAATGACTGGCGGTAATGCGAATTATAACTATACGCCAAAATCGGATATTGATGTTCATCTTGTTGTAGATAGAGACAAGATCGCTGCTTGTAGCAGAGATTTTGTTGATGAATATCTCCAAGATAAGAAGGTTCTATAGACATTAACACATAAAATTTCAGTTCTTGGATATCCTATTGAGCCTTACGCACAAG